GAGATAATGAAAGCGCACCCCGCCGCCGCCAATTATCCGGCGGTTTTGGAGTTGGCGAAATTCGACATTTCGAAACAGATGTTTGACATTCCTTCATTCAAGCTATTGAATTTTTTCGGATGGAAGTTTTTGACCCGAACGGTCGTCGAATTCAATTCTGTTTTCACGACCGCAACATTTGGTTTTTTGGCCGGGACGAAAAGGCCGGTTGTTGTCGCGGATGGCGTTCCGCCAAAAAGCGATTCCGTGGTCAAGATTGGTAAATATAGGTTTCGAGTTTTGGCGGTACACGCTCATAGCCAATCGGTTGATCTAATGAGACTTAACCGGATCAGGGATCGGGTTCGGGAATGGTCGGTTTCGCTTATTGATAGCGTGATAACCAAAACCCATTCGCTGATTTATAGGGAGCGATAACAATGCCACCACAATTTGAACATAACTTTCGTTGCCAAACATGCGGAACTAAGTTGCGCCAGAGCGCGGACAAAAAATACCGTTGCCCGAAATCGCATTTATGCGGCGACCTAAAAGAATATACCCGTATTCAACTAGTTCACATGAACCAGGAACAGAAACACAAACCGACCGAGTTCAAAGGTCATTTACAGGTTGATTAACTTTAATCGTGGGAGCGTTTGGAGAAAAAATGAATAAAAATAATAAAGGTATTTCATACAAAAAGTTTCCCGCTTTTCAGTTGAAACTTGACCCGGCGCAAGGGATCGTCGAACATATCGTCGCGGTTATGGGAAACGTTGACGCCGGCAACGACCGAATTCATAACGGCGCTTTTACAAAAACGATAACCGAACGCGGCGTCAAGAAAATTCGGGTACTGGACAACCATCGACAAGACTCGATTATGTCGGCAATCGGGAAACCGAACCGAATTTACGAGATAGAGCGCAACGAATTACCGGCCGAATTGTTGACCGAGTTCCCCGAGGCGACCGGCGCGCTAGTTGCCGAAACCCAGTTCCTGATGAACACGCCGGAGGGATACGGAGCGTTCGAGCGCATCCAACAAGGCGCGGTCGACGAATATTCGATAGGGTATCAACCCGTCAAGGGTGCGACCGAATTCACATCGTTATCAGATGGCCGGTCGATCCGGGAATTGAAGGAAATCAAGTTGTTCGAATATGGTCCGGTATTGTTCGGCATGAACGAGGCGACCCGGACAGTTTCCGCCAAGGCCGCGGATGATGAACCCGAGGCGGATCCGGAAACCGACGAAAAAGATTTGATGTTGCACGACATCGAAGAGGACATTAATCAGGCGTTTTATAGTCAGTTTTTCCAGGATAGCGACGACGAATTCGGCGGATATTGGATCAATCGAATATCGTTGGATCCGCAATACATCATCGTTTCAAATTGGCGCGAGGAATCAGAATTCAATTACTATCAGATCGACTACACGGTCGACGACGATATGAATTATTCGTTTGCGCCGATGGAAGATTGGCGCGGCGGGGCGTTCGTGTTCGTTGCCGGCGCAAAAATGGATGTGTCGAAACTTGTCGCCGTCAAAACATCTGGTATAATCAAAACAGTTGAAGCCGCACCCCAACGGGAGCAAGGGGCCGCGACGAAAGAAGCGGATAACGATAATCCCGAACTGGCCGGGCCGGAAATCACTCCACCCACCACAAAAGACGATTTGTTAAAGCTTATTGAAATTCATAAAGCTAAATTCGATATGGAGTGATTTAATCATGACATTACCCGTTGTACTCAAAGAAAAACAGGCGCAATCGCAAAAGTTATTCGATGACGCCGCCGCCATTCTCCAAAATCCGGAGTCGACCGCGGAAGAAAAAGCGAAGGTTGACCCGATGTTGGAAGAGGCAAAGACTCTTCAAAAAGAGTTTTTCACCATGAAGGAAATCGACGAAGCTAAAAAGCAGATGTCGGCGTCCTACGAAGCAGAGCAACCCGAAGAAGAACAGAAAACCCGGCGCATGGAACCTGCCGAATTCAAGGATTGGGGCGACTATCTCCAGGCGGTACACTCCGCCAACCACCCCCAGGTTAAGGAACCGGCCGACGAACGATTGGAGTATTTCAAAGACGAAGGCAAACCCGGCCATCAAGAATCAAAGGTCATGGGCGAGTCGACCGGCGCAGGCGGCGGATTTTTGGTTCCCTCCGAATTTCTCGCCAGTGTTCAGGCCGCGCAAGCCGAAAACTCGATTGTTCGTTCCCGCGCAACAATCATCAGGATGCGCCGACGCCAAATTGATATCCCCGTTTTGGATCAAACCGGTACGACTGCAAATATCCCCCATTGGTTCGGCGGGATGCAGTTCTATTGGGCGGAAGAGGCGACCGAGAAAACCGCCACCGACGCCGCGTTCCGGCAGGTTCAATTGGTTGCCCACAAGTTGATTGGTTATTCCAGGGCGTCCGACGAACTGGTCGACGATGCGGCAATTTCCCTTGGCGACTTTTTCAGCGGTCCCCTTGGGTTTGCCGGCGGTCTGAATTGGATGGAAGATTACGCGTTTTTGCGTGGATCCGGAGCAGGTCAACCGCTTGGCGTTATCAATGCCGGCGCGACAATTACCGTGAACCGCCAATCCGTCGCTACCCCGATTCAATGGCAGGATCTTGTCAATATGTACGAGTCGTTCTTGCCAACCGGGACCGGCGTTTGGATTTTCAATCAATCATGTGTTTCGAATCTCTTGACCATGCAGGACGGCGCGGGAAACTACATTTGGTTACCCAATCCCCAACACGTCCCCGGCAATGCTCCCGGAACAATTCTCGGGATGCCGGTTATCTTCACTGAGAAAACCCCGACCGTTGGAAACGCCGGCGATGTGCTTTTGGCTGATTGGTCTTACTACTTGATTGGAGATCGTCAGGCGACGACCATCGAATCGACCCAATACGATTACTGGCGATATGATCAAACATCATGGCGCGCCGTTCATCGTGTAGACGGTCAACCGTGGTTGTCTGCTCCCTTGACACTGGCAGACGGGACTCAGCAAATCTCGCCGTTCGTTATCTTGGGCGCAAAATCCACCTAAACCTGCAATTGGTTTTTGAAGTAAACCGGGGATCGGGTCAACCGGTCCCCGATAAAAAACAGGAGTAATCAAAATGGATTTCACCAAACGTTTTACGGAAGTTGTCGTGGTTTTAGACCATGACGAACCCGACATATTCACCCCCGCCGCGGTTACCGGTGCATACGTTTCGTTGGCTAATTACCATCGGGCGGTTTTGTTCTTGCATGTTGGCGATATGGTTGCAACCGCAACCCTCGACGCATCCATCCGGCAAGCACAGGACGCAACCGGGACCGGAGTCAAGGCGATTACCGGCAAGGCTATCACCCAATTGACCCAGGCCGGCGGAGATGGGAACCAGATTGTTGTCATCGAATTGCGAACCGAGGAATTGGATATCGCAAACGGTTTCGAACACATCAGTTATTTGTTAACCGTCGGCGTCGCAAACGTTGAAATGGCCGCGACGTTGTTTGGCATTGTTGCCCGGTTCAAACCGGTTCCGACAACCCAATACGACGAAATCGTTGATTAAGGTCAACGTTTCATGATACTATTATGGGGGGATCAAATCCGATCCCCCCATTTTTGTTACACAATTGGGAGCGTGTTTCTATGTGGGTTAAGCTAAAAGTACGGAAACAAATCGAAGATCAGGGGCGACACCACAATTACCAACCCGGCGATTGGGTAAACATTGGAAAGCAAATGGCCGCGCAATGGATTCAAAAAGGCGAGGCCGAAATACCAGATCAGGTGCAAAGTGGATTTGTATTTGAACACGCCGGGATTGTAACGAATTTTGATATAAACACGACCAAAACACTATTGGACGAATAC